GTGCTTTTGATTTCGCCATTTCCAAACTATCCTAACAACTAATACGTTGGCGCACCAGCTACGCCTACATGTGCGGGAACTTACAGCCTACTCGCTGACAACCTTTGGTGGACCTAAAGTCACGGCACACTTTTACGTGTGTTTTGCCGCAGGTTTTCCCGTCACAGCTATTACTAATGTATTGTTCGCACACTTCCTTGCTACGACCCCTAACGGGTTTTCGCAGCCCTGCTGGCTTAGGTAAGATAGCGATCGTTGGTTGTGGATTACTGGAAGTGGAGTCCGGTGTCTTGTCTTGCGGTTTCTTTATGTCATCATCAACAGCCGTTAACACCTTCACCGTCAGTGGGGTGCTCGCAGGAATGTCGATGAGTGGCATAGTCAACAACTGGGTTGCCACCGTGGTGTCGGTCAAGTAAGTAAGCAGTGCATCAAAGTTGGCGTTAGGAATGAGCTTAGTGACAAAGGCTTGATGATCCTCTATCACAGCGCTTGGCCAGTTGGTTTCACTGCTGTACTGGGCCCACCAACCGGCCAATGCCGGATCGGGTTTCGACGAGTAGCTCAATCCCAACCTCAAACCTGTCTCCAAGATTTGTTTAATCACCGGCGTGTTCCGGTCCGTATACCATAGTCCAGTGAGCTTCTGCACCAATTTCTCTATTGGCTCAAGCGGCATGGCTACGGTAACATGGATCTTTGCTAACGCCCGTGGCAAATCACAAGTGCTTGCTGCATTGCCAAACCAGACTTCCTCAGTGTAGAATCTGGACAAATAATTTACTCCGGCTTCGCCACGCTTGGCTTCCACGTTTTCAATCTTCTGTCCAACCATTCTACCTGCTCTCTCGATGTATGTACCACCGATACAAGTCCTACTAAATTGGCATGCGATACTATCATCGCCAGCTGCACACATTGGAGCATAATACGCCTCCTCTTCATCTACTCCGTATAGTACTCTACCTAGGTAATCATTGAACTTGGTAAGGAATGAGTTGAACAGGGCTGTTTCTGCTGAACCGCTGCCTCTCTGATCCTCTATATCATAATT